CTTGTAAATATAAATGCCCCATGCGGACACAGGGCGGTAAACCGTTAGTGAGTAGGACTACTGGGCTTCAAGGGCAGACAACCGAGCCTCCATCGCCTCGATCTGCTCTTTCTGGCGCTTGATCAGGTTCAGCAAGTGCGGGACAAAACGGTCGTACTGGACACCTTCCGGCTCTGGACCGCAAGTGCTCTCAACACTAGAACCGTTTTCATCGTATGTAACCTCAGTTGTTTTCCAGTGAACCAATCTTGGATCAATCTCTGCCACCTCTTCAGCAATAAATCCCCAATATCCATGATCTGGATTATCTTTAGCTGTAGTTGACCTATACCACACTGGACGACAATCGAGAATACGATCAGCGTATTGATCTTCTAAGGTTTCAATATTTGTTTTATATTTTCTAGACGAGCTAGATCTTGACATATTACCATTGCTGGCAATATAGACGTTGGCAGCATTAGTGGTTACGGCTGAATATGTAGGAACCGAATACAATTCACCGCCGCTAGAAATCCTCAGTCGCTCAATATTGCCATTTGTGCTAAATCGCAAGTGGTTGTCAGGATGGCTGTAAATAATGCTTCCTACACGGTTGCCAGTACCTGTCGTGTTTGTATCGCCAAAATAAATAGCTCCGTCACTATCGGTCCCAGTGAATATAGTCATTCCATGGTTGCCGCTAGTATTACCAACAATTAAATCATCAGCACTTCCATTAGTAGTCAGGGTGGAATTGCCAATACGAACAGAGCCCGAGCTGTCGACTCGCATCCGCTCCGTTGACGACCCACTAGTACCTATTGTTACGGCTGTTGTTGCGTTAATAGCAATAGTTCCATTACCGTTGACCGATTCAATTTTTCCTACTGCATTAGCATCGCCAAAAGTAATATGTGAAACACCACTTGATGTGCCGCTTGCGATATTTAAAATTCTGTTTGATCCACCGCTTGCCCCTGCAGCTGGATTTGAAATGCCCAGACCCATATTGCCCGAGCTGTCGATGCGCATCCGCTCGATTGAAGAAGTTCCAGTGCCAAATATAATAGGAATGTTTTGCTTAGTTTCTAGAATAACTGCAGATGATCCCTGCAAAAGACGGCCATAAGTTGTATTGCTTCTTTTGAACTCAATAGCGCCACCTTGAGAAGAATTATTAAGTGTTAATACTGTATAACCACTAAGTGCTTGAGGACTCGACGTTCCAATCCCAATATTTCCCGCGCTGTCAATTCGCATCCGCTCGGCACCATTTGTAAAAACAGGCAAGTTATCATCGCCATTGTGTTGAATGCGAGTAGAAGCAGAACCAAAGTCAATCCGAGCAACACTGGTTGCTGTGTCTCCAACTTGAATGTTCCCGTTGACTTCCAAGGCTTGAGCGGGACTCGTAGTGCCAATCCCGACGTTTCCTGCGCTGTTGATCCTGAGTCGCTCACTTCCAGCTGTTCTAAATGTCAACGTGCCGTTAGTTGCTTGCTGCGCATCAAGAATTACACCTGCATCATTATTTGTTTTTTGAAACGTAGAAATTTTTAGACCAGAATTTGAAACGCCAAAAGTAGCTTGCGCTCCATTAGTTGTCCCTGAGCTATGAAATTTAGTTTGCGGCGAACTAATGCCAATCCCAACATTGCCCGAGCTGTCGATTCTCATCCGCTCGGTTGAGTTTGTGTCAAATATTAAATTAGTATTGCCAGCCGAACCGTCCCGTCCAGCTGCAATAGACGATCTATTTGAGCTTACGGCAGTTCCAACAATAAAATCAATTTTAGAGCCATGGCCACTTGCTGAAGTTCCAAGGTTTTGAATTGTCAAGGCATCAATCATTGCATTGTCGTCATATCGAGCATATGGACGTGCAGACCTAAGCTGAAAAGTTCTGCCAGTTGTGTACTTAACATCTAAAAGATAGGATGGATTTGATTCGCCAATCCCTACTTTCCCGTCGCCTCTAACTAAAAATCTTGAAGTGCCTCCAGCTTGAGCGTCAAAAATATTAGTCCCTGCGCCAGTGCCTGCAGTGTTAAGGCGCAATACATCAGACGCAGTAACTCCTGTGTTATTGAAATAAACAAGATCAGCAGAGCTATTATTTGCCTCTACATGCAATTTGTTGCTAGGACTACTAGTTCCCACGCCTAAGCGGCCCGAGCTGTCGATCCTGAGTCGCTCACTTCCATTTGCATAAAATTGCTGAGTATTACCTTTGATCACTAGATCCATCAAAGTGCTTCCGCTTCTGTCATACGCTTGCATTTGAGCAGTGGTGCTATTAGGTTTAAAAATTTCCATGCCACTGCCAGTCGTTGGAGTGACATTTTCAGTTACTTGTATGCCGCCAGTAACTTTTACAAGACCCACGTTGCTGATCAATACGCGGCCATTACCGCCAGTAGCAATCGCAACTTGATTTGCTCCTGGCGAATAGACACCAGTATCAGCGTCACCGTCAAAACTAAGGTCAGGCGCACTGGCACTTGCTGCATTATCAAGCAACAACGCACCAGTCATCGTGTCGCCAGCAGAATCGACAAACGTGCCAGATTCACTGCGCCATGCGCTGCCGTCGTAAATCTTCAGTACATATGTTCCACCAGTTGTATCCAACCACTGCTCACCCTTCTCAACACCTTGCTGGCCTGACACCGTGCCAGTACCAGTTGTCGTACCAGTGGCCGTAAAGATTGTGCCGACCGTATTGGCAGAAGCACCGACCAACGTGAAGTCAGTTGTGCCGACGGTTAAGATCTGGTAAACAGTGCCGGTGACAAGTGCAGTCGCCGCAACACTCGCAGGCGAGCTGTTTGGTGCGTCCGTGCCGATATGCACCGGACCAACCTTCACCAAGTCACCGTTGCTGTCCTTAAAAAACAGCGCAGGCGATGCTTCGTTTGTGTTGATGGCGATCTGGCCCGCCGACATCACAGTCGGAATCGGCCGCTTGTGTGCGGTGCTGCTACGCAGATGTTGGAGAGCCATCCTTGACGCCTATAACAGGCCGGTAATTACTCTCCTATCTTAGTGATCAGAAGGTGCCGTCATCAAGCTGCGAAGTCAAAGCGACTGTGCCGGTGCTATCAGGTAATGTGATCACTTGGTCGGCAGTAGGATCCGCCAAAGTCAAAGTAGTTTCAAACGCATCGTCTGTTGCACCTTCAAACACAAAGCTGCCAGTATTACCAATCAGAACCTGACCAGTGAACGTGCCACCAGCCTTTGGCATTGCCAGCGCGGCCAAGTCGTAAGCCGTCTTGACGCCATTCGGTGTGGCAGCAGTTGTGGTGCTAGAAGACGCAACACCATCAGTTAGTTGCAGAACACCAACAGCACTTGTCGTGCCGGTGCTAATCGTCAGCGCGGGAGTTGTCGTGCCATTTGTGACACTAAGCGGTGCAGATGCCGTGACTTCTGTGACCGTACCAACTTGGTTGGCAATCCACTCAAGGCCGGTTGTTGTGCTGCTATTTGCGCTCAGGATGTAACCATTTGCGCCGACCGTGAGCTTGTCAAGCGTTGAACTTGCACTGGCAGCGATCAGATCGCCTTTTGCATAGGATGCAATGTTTGTGCCACCGCGAGCAACATCCAGCACACCGCCGGTCATGTTGTCTACATCGCGGCATTCATTGCTGACTTCTTCAAGTGCTGACTGCACATTGGTTGAACCCAAGCTCGCAGCAGGAACAAACGCAACGTTTGACGCAGTCTGCGCTGTGTAAGTGCTGCTAACGTCAATCTCAAGCCAGTTATCACCGGTAGACAGCAGCAGGTCAGGCGGTGCGAGCGCAACAGTTGGCGCAGGTGAAGTCCCTGTGCCTGACTCTGAAACAACAAGGTAATAATTTGAATTGTTTGCGCTAGCGCTCGGCAGTCCAGTGCCAACACTCAATCCAATCGCGGTGCCGTCAGTCGTAACAGAAGCAATTTGATTGGTACTTGCGTCGTATGTACCGGCAAGAATAATTGCACCGGCTGAAATGCCAATCGACTGCCAGACGTTGCCGTCCCACATGAAGAAGTTTTTATCCAGTGGGTTGTAATGCAACTGCCCAATGAACGCTGCAGCAGGCAGTGTTTCGCCAATCGATGCGGTTGATTTATTTGCAAGTTTGCTTGCCGTAATTGCACCACCGGCAATACGGTCTGAAGTGAACGAACCAGTTGTAATTTTTGCAGCGTCAAGGTCAGGGATGTCTCCTGCGACAAGATCAACAGCAGCCGTGATGTGACCCTGTGCGTCAAACGTGATCCCGCTCTTTGTTGCGCCAGTAACGGTATTGCTGTGGTTCAGCGTGCCGCTCGTAACACTCAGGCCCGTACCAGGCTGAATGATGCCCTTCGTTGATGCAGTTGCATCCGGAAGGTCAGCGGGAACCAGAGCGCGGAATGTTGGTGCAGCATCCGAGCCTGAAGCAGGCCCAACAAAAACGCTGTTGGCGACTTGCGTGTCAAGCGTCAGCGTCAGGTTTGCAGTGAAGGCATCAGGGTTATTAACAACAACTGAAAGCGGCGTTGAATCAGTGACCGTAACGGTTTGAATGCCTGATTCCTGCGTCCAAGCGGTGCCATTCCAGCGATAGGCAATGCTGGTCGATGTGTTGAACCAACCTTGGCCGACAAATGCACCAGAACCTGATGGTGTTGCTGCCGTAACGATGCAAGTAGCTTGATCGCCGAGCTTGTCTTCATCTACAGCGTCATCATTAATTTTTGCCGTTGTGACCGAACTTGCCTGCAGATTTCCAGCAGCAATAATGTCAGACGCCAAAGTCGTCGCGAATGATCCGCTGCCGCTACCAGTGACCGCACCAGTGAGTGTGATCGTTTGGTCACCAGTGTTTGTGCCGGAGCTTGTGCCGCTAAAGCTTGAACCGTCCGTCCAGGTGCCATTTGCAACAGCAAGATCACCAAGGCCAAGCGTGGTGCGTTGTGCTGCAGCATTAGCATCATCCAGAAGCGCACGACCTGCACTGGTGCAGCTAATCTCCTGAACTGTTCCGCCACCTGCTGTGCTGCGGCCAAGAATGACATCACTAGATGTTGTGTCTTGGATTTTGTCGTAAGTGACAGCATCGCTAGCAATGTTGCTGCTGCCAACAATTCCCGCTGCGAGTGTTGTGGCAAAGCTCCCAGTACCTGTACCGGTAACAGCACCAGTCAGGGTGATTGTTTGATCGCCAGTATTAGTGCCGCTAGAAGTGCCAGAGTGCGTGCCAGTAAACGTGCCGCTTTGCGTGGCAAGCGTTCCAAGTCCAAGCGTTGTGCGTTGTGCTGTTGCGTCTGCATCATCAAGCAATGCACGACCTGCTGCTGTGCAAGTAATCTCCTCTACAACACCGGCGCCAGCAGTCGATCTGCCAAGTAAACGATCGGTTGCTGTTACGTTTTGAATCTTTGCATAAGTAACTGCATCATCAGCAATTTTTACAGTTTCAACTGCATTAGAAGCAAGTTGAGTGGCAGTGATTCCGCTGTTAGCAATCAATGAGCCCGCTAAATCTTGAGCGACTAAGCTCAATTTGCTAATCGTTACAGATGAATTAGCTAGCTCATCCGTACCGACACTGCCATCAGTAATCGTTGCGGCATCAACTGTGTCCAGAATTGAAAGAGCACCTAGCCCAAGAGTTGTGCGCTGTGCAGCAGCATCTGCGTCATCTAATAGTGCTCGGCCAGCCGCGGTGAAGCTGTAAACCGCGTAAGTGTCTGATGCAGTCAGGTAAATGCCTTGATCCGCAGCAGTCGTCAGCCCTGAGATACTTTGCAGTCCAGCGTCATAGGCTTGAACATCAACGCCGATTTCAACACCAATATTCTGCCTTGCATTTGCAGCGGTTGACGCGCCTGTGCCACCATCGGCAACCAGCAGATCCGTGATACCGGTAATCGTGCCACCAGTAATCGTGGCGCTAGTGCTGCTCAGATTGGCAGTAACAGTTCCGAAGGTGACGCTGTCATTCGTGTCAATCCCAAGAGTTGTGCGCTGTGCTGCTACGTCAGCGTCGTCAAGCAGTGCCCGACCTGCAGCAGTGCAGATAATTTCCTCAATAACACCAGCACCGGCAGTGCTGCGACCCAGCAAGCGATCTGTTGCCGTGACGTTTTGGACCTTGGCGTAGGTGACCGCATCATCAGCGATAGCAGTCGTGCCAATCTTGGTCGTGCTGCTTTGATCCAGCTTGTCTAGGTCAATCGTGCTGACATCAATCAGGTCAAGGCCAGCGTCAACAAGGTTTTTGGCTGTGACCTTTTTGGTTTCAGAACCGCTGATGTCCGCGATCGCTAGAACGTCATTGGCCGCAACGCCAGCTTTTGACAGTTCATTGAGTTGCGTTATGCGTTGATCAGCCAAGGCACCAGCTCCGAACTACAAAGTCATATGCGCCCATTTTAGTCAAGATCTTCCTGTAGCAAGTAGTCAAGCGAATGTTCAACACGGATGCGATCGTCGTCTTCCTTGAGGATGTACTGTGATGGCTTGCCCAAGACTAAGCGGACTTCGCCTGTTGTCACAAAATCCAAAGAACAGGTGATAATTTCATTAGCTGCAACACGAACGCCAGCATTAGTTACAACAGCGGTTAAAAGATAAAAAAGATTTGCAACGTTGGGATCAACTTCTTTGTCTGTTAAATATAGTGCAAGATCAAAAGCTGATCCAAGATCAAGACGCTGAATAAGTTGTAAAAGCAACTGCGGCGTTTCTTGCACTCCCGATGTGATGTAATTAAAAGCGCAATCAATGCGACCAGAGCCGCTTATCGTACCTGCTGCAAATTGCTTGCGGAATTTATCGTCAAGAGCTGTTGTATCTATCGCATCACGATTGCTTTGAAACTCGTAATTAGTTACATTGCCCAATACGTTGAAGCCAACATCTCTGACTCCAACAGTTACAGCGATTGAGTCGCCAGCAAATGCTTCAAGGGCGATTTCGTTCGCTCTTGTATTGTTTACCGCGTCAGCAAATGACGGGAAAAGTCGCAACCCGCCTGCAGCATTGACGTTGACAAAGGCGCTAAAGGTGTCTTCAGTTGCGCCACTTGTCCAATTACTTGCAGGAATAAAATCAAGCCCACGAGCGTCTGTTGTCTGTATATCAACCCTGTCTCCTGTAAATAAATTATCAATTGCTCCTTCAATGCCGACACGGCTCAAAACTGTTGTTACATCATCAGGTGCGACAGAAGACGAAATAGTGCCAAGTTCAGCATCAGTTCCACGCCGCAAACGCACATTGCCCTTTGTGCCAATAAAAAATGTCATCAGCTAATTACTTGAGTGAAGTCACCATCAACAGTAAAGGTAATTGGCACAACAGTAAGCTCACCGGTGCTTACAGAAACATTCGCTGATGTAATATATGCGTTAAATATAACATCGTCAGCAGTGGCTCCACCAACATTCAACTCAAGCGATACACGCTGGGTCGTTTCAATTGAGCCAGTCTTCATGATTTTGCTCAGCAACGCAGTAAATTGGGTAAAGCTCGCGCTTTCTCCTGATTCCAGCTTGTAGTACATAAGTGTCGCGCTACCCGTAGCACCCTTGACGCCTGGCGTGAATGTATTGCTAGTGCTTTCGATCGTGTTCGTACTTAGCAGCTCAACGGTAGTATCAAGTGACCAGTCACGGATCTTCGCAACAGGTTTGCCGCCAAACACCAGCGACCCAGTGCGTCCAGTGAAGAAGGCCATAACTACGCCCAGAACATTACCTTCAGCTTAGCTTACCGTGAAGTTGCTAGCACGGAAGTCTGCAATTCGCGCACGAAGCTGGCCGCCACTTTCAAAACATGGATACTCAAGTGCCTTAACCGAAACTTCGCCTTCTTCCTCAATTGATAGCTCCGTGACACGGTACACACGCTTTTGCGGCTTTTGTGTGCCCATCACAAACATCCAGCCCTTGTAATCGGACAACCCAGACGCAACGCCATTGCTGACGCTTACTGAGCTAAATGATTTCGTTTCGCCTGTTTGCCCTTTGTAAACCAAAAATTGATAAGTGCCGTTGGGCCGTGCATCCAGCAACGGTGAGTTCAACGAGCCACCATCCATAATCACGCCTGCAGAGTAGCTGTCCCAATATTCCATGCCGACATCGACGTAAATAAAATCACCGGGCGCAATCACTGCTTCTGATGGGAACGTCTGGAATTCAATGCCTTTGCGGATGTGACGTCGCTGGTTGCAAAGCAGCTTGCCAAACATAATTGCCTGCTCGCGCTGGGTCACAAATTGGGACAGATCAAAGGTTTCGCGTATTGCGGTACTAGAAGGAGTTTTCAAGCTGACATCAACACTTTTTTTCGTGCTAAATACTTCGTTAGCGTTGTGCTCTCGATAAATCACAGATGCAATAATGTCTTCCGTAGCAGTTCCGTAATTCAAATGCTCTTCTTTGTATGAGCCTTCCAGGATGTTGCCCGCAGTGAACAGTGCGGACACATTAAATGCAATTGGCAAACCGTTGTTATCTGCCGCACGCCCAGAGGAATTAGTTGGCAATGCTGGCACCAACGTATCCTTGCCATTTTTTCTTGCCAGTTCTAACAGGCTAAATGGTGCAGAGTTAATCCAGAATTCACGCCATGAGCCAACATCTGCAATCAACCCGTCCATAAACAAATTAATTTTTTTGCCATCTTCTTGTCGCGGCAGGTTATTGTTCTTGCAAAAATCTTTAGCTTGCTGCAAACTTTCTGTGTCGACACTAATGACATCAACGTATTTGCCAATTCCGTTGTCAGGATCAAGCACCGTATCAACAAAAATGTCTGGCGCGTAGCTGCTTGATGCGGTTGCAGCGTTTGGATTTTCAACAGTGCGGCAAAGCTTACCCTTTGTGACCAATGTGCTGATACTACGCAAATCTTGAACGCCGCGACCGGCAAAAACGCCAAGGCCGAGCATAGTCATGTTGCTGTATTTGTCATCGATGCTGGAATCTGTTTGCTGTTCGGTAACGGCAGTCAAAGCGATTTCAGGGCCAGACTCAAAACTAAACTGGACTTGCGTGTCTGAATTGACAGAGAACATGTCCCATTCATTTGTCCTGATAGGACCGCGCTCGTCTTCTTTGGGATAATATCCAGCACTAGTGTTAACATCTACTGTATTTCCATGCCAGAAAAACGTGCTATTGCCGACCGACACTTGACTAAATTTATCGCTATTTTCAAGGAAAATATATTTTTCAAATCCGCGCTGCAGATATTCAGCTTGCATGTCAAAAACTGGTTCAAACCTAAACTGCCAAATAGCTTGTGTTGTATCGTAAAAACCAAGTTGTGTGTAGTAATCTGCGTCGCTGCCGTGTCTTATTGCGACAACATAAGGAAGAGTCACCCAGCCAGCTACGCCGTTTACAGTAGCGCCACCTGAAGTAGTTCCAGCGATTTTATAGAATACTCTGAAAAAAACCATTCTACTTTTGACGCCATTATCAGACGCGCTGTATTCTTTGACTTTTCTGTCTGCATACTTCTTTTGACGACCTGAAATTCGCCTAAATAAACGCGTTTTGAATGAAAACTTGATCGTGTCACATTCGCTCAAAGTTTCGTAAGCCGCAGCCTCCGCCTTGACCAAACACTTTGAAAAGAAATTGTTGTCTAGAGATTTTCTATATTCATCCCAGTCTTCTAAAATTTCGTTAATATCTTCTAAAGCTTTTTCTTTATCTTTAATTACAGACCGCATTTCATTTTTTACTGTATTTGTGCCGACTTGGTCGGTAATAAATTCTTCACCAACAGGTATTGCGTCTTGAATTGCTTCAAGATAATCAATATCGGCTTGAATAACATCAATAGCAAGTTTGTGCATTTTTGCAAAATTTCTCTCTATTCGTTGATTTATTTTTGCCCGCAAATTCTCTATGTCTTCGTCTTTTTCGGTAATCGCTGAATTGTATTTTTCTATTTCAAGCTCAGTATCTTTGTTTAATACCGTTCTAACGCTGTTTGAATTAGTGACAGAATCTGCCTTGATTTTAGTGGTCTGCTTAGTAAGCGCATCGCGTTCAGCTTGCAAATCAGATCTTTTCTGCTTTGCATTTTTTAATTTTTGACGCCTGCCTGGATCATCACCGTCGCCTGCGAGCTTTGGATCTTTAGGGAAAAATTTCTCTTTGCTTTGATCTTCAATGCCATTAAACGGGAAAAAATGCCAGATTCCAAATCTGTCTATGTAATTAAACGTATATCGCACCCAAGTGCTTGTATTGTTTTGAATTATTCTTTTATCATAACCATGATAAATAGGGCCATCGCCGCTGCTGTCGGAAAACTTTCGGCCAGTCCTGTCTCTGCGCCCAATGCTTGGATCGTTTTCTAGAAAAGATTTTTTGGATTGCAGAACATAAGGCTCTACTTCAATTTCATTAGGGTCTCTGCCAAAATGAGGAGAATAAGGTGGACCGTACGAAGGATTGCCTTGTGGCAGATTCTCTCCATTAAAAACTCCTGCAAGAATATCCTCAACCAAAGCCTTTAATGCCTTTTTGCGCTGTCTAATGTCTTTGCGTATTTTCTTTGTTTTGATCTTAGGTTTATCGGCGAGCCATTCGTCCTTTATATCTTTAGTATATGCAATCGAACCACCCAGCGGGAAAGAGTGATCTTTTACCTTGTCAAGATCGTAAACGACTTCATCAGTGCTGCCGTCCTCTAACTCAATCTCCGCAGTGTAAGACGGAACCCAAGTAACTGTTTTGTCGCCTTGGAATTTAATGTCGATAAAAGGGCTGTTACTTGTAACAACAAAATCTTCAGTTCTTGCTCCTTCTTCGCCTTCTATGGTTCGCGCATCAGACAAAATCGCCTGAGCGTTTTCCATTTCACGCTTTAATTCTTTATCTTCAGTCTTGGGCTCTGTCCTGCTGTACGTAGATCCTGGCAACTGGCCTGCCTGAATGCAAACAAAATCTGCCTTTACTTCACCTGCATCAATGTTTTTTGCAGACGTTACAATTTGCTCCAGCCGAAACTTGGCTGAACCTAGCATGTATGTGCTACCAAAGTCCAACGCCTCAACCATTTGACGACGCATGTCATCAGCAGCTTTTGCAGGGTCTTTGTCTTGCTGAACATGACCTGCATTATTGAAAAATAATTGAATCTTGTCAGGGTTGTCACCTGTAGTAAAGCTGCCGTTTCTGTTTCGCCATTTGTAGTTGGCAGTGCCGTTTACGTTCCTTAATTCAATGCCTATATTTGATTCTTCTTCTT